GATTAACTGGAGCTACGGGATTGACTGGTGCTGGTGGAGCATCTGGATACTGGGGATCTTTTTGGTCAACCCAACCTCAGGCAGCAGCAGTAATCAATACTGAGTATCCAATTACTTACAACAACACTGATCCTGATTCTATCGGCGTATCAATTGTTTCAAGTAGTCGAATTACATTTCAATACACGGGAGTTTATTCCATCACATTCTCTGTTCAATGGTCAAATGCAGGCAGCCAAATCCATGATGCAAATATTTGGCTAAAGAAAAACGGACTGAATGTTGATGATACTGATTCGCGTTGGTCAGTTGTCGAAAAACATGGCAGCGTAAATGGAAGAGCTATCGGAACAGTCAACTATGTTCTGAAAGTTCTTGCTGGAGAATATCTGGAGCTTTTCTGGCAGACCAACGACACAAATATCTCGCTTGAATATGCTCCCGCCATTGCTCCTGCTCCTGCAATTCCTTCCGTAATACTTACTGCGACACAAGTAATGTATGGTCAGTTGGGTGCTACTGGAGCCACTGGCGTTCAAGGGGCAACAGGAGCATCTGCCTTTGTTTCACAAGTATCTGGTGTTTACTATGTAGCTAAAAATGGAAACAATAGTGGAACCGGAACTGTTGCTGACCCATTTTTAACCATTCAAAATGCGATTAATCAAGTTCCATCTGGAACTGACGATTACACAATTTATGTTGCATCTGGAATATACGATGAAAATCTGACGATTAACAGAATCAACATTCACATCGTCGGAATGACTGATGATGCATTGCAGAATAAAGCTGTAGTGATTAGAGGGGCAATGTCTATCACAGCTACAGGAACAGGTAGCTTGTTTAATAATACGATTGTTTTAAATAATCTAACTCTAGCAAATACATCGACAGCAGGATATACTATAAGCAGCACTGGATCTGTATATTCACTTACTATTAAGAACTCCGTAATCGAACAAGACAACGCTGGATTCGGAGCAGTTAATATTGCGAATGCTACAAATGATACTCGCACATATTTTGACAACTGTTTTGTTATAGCAAATCCAGCAAATAGAAACGCAATTGATTTTTCTGCTGGCACAATTTTCGAGATAAGAGATTCGTTCTTCTATGCCAATGGATCTGGTGGTCTTGCTCTTAACGTAACAAGCTCTAATGCTTGGATTGTTAGCTCTAAGAACTCTGTATTCCAAGCACTCGGTAAAGCGGTTACTCTTTCAACAAACAACCAATCGACATCGAATCTTTCCTCTTTCGAGAATTGCACGGTCACTGGAATCCCAGCTAGCAGCACAACTGGTATTATTTCATTGGGCGGTGGGACTCAATCTGCATTTAGCTTTACTCGATGCAATCTCAATAACCTAGCAACCAATGGTTCTAGTGATTTCCCATACTTTGAGTTTAATACTGCTGCAATACTATTCTCTGTTGGGAATATATTCTCCAGCCTAAAGACATCTGCTGTAAATTTCAGACCAGTATATGCTGTAACAACTGCTGCTCCAAATGCAGTTTTCAAATATCTAGGTAATACTTACGTTTCAAATAAAACAAGTGGAACAGATACGATTGTTATGCCGACTGCTGGTGTATCTGGATGGGCTATTGTTGAACAATTGCGTGGTGACTATATTGGAGCAACTGGAGCTACTGGAATCACTGGATCGACTGGTGTTGCTGGTGCAACAGGGCTAACAGGGGCCACGGGGGTTGGGGCAACTGGAGCTACCGGGATTGCTGGAGTAACTGGCTCAACAGGAGCAACAGGGGTTACAGGCGCAACGGGTGCTACTGGTGTTGTTTCCTCAACTCCAACTTTCGACTACATTGAATTTGATCCAACATACACATCTGGTGTGACACAATACCAGATGGCGTGGAACGATACTGACGGAACTGTAGAGCTTGGCCTAAAGGGTGGAAATGTTAATCTTTCTGTAGGTCAGGAAAATGTTATTCTCGTTAAGAACGACCAAGGATCTTCACTTGCTATTGGTGATGTTGTTTACATTTCTGGAGCAAATGGAGTTAATCTTCTTGTTAAAAAAGCACTAGCTGATTCTGACGCTAATTCAGCAAGCACTATTGGTGTTGTTGCTGAACCAATGGCAATCAATGGACAGGGTTTCATTACTACATTTGGCGTTGTAAAAGGAGTTAATACGAATGCCTTCAATGATGGTGATATTCTTTACCTATCTCCAACCACTGCTGGCGCACTAACTAATGTTAAGCCTTCAGCTCCAGATCATTTAGTTCTTATTGGTTTTTGCCAAAAGAAATCTGGTGGTGCTGGAGAGGTGTTTGTAGAAATCCAGAATGGTTATGAATTGCAAGAGCTTCACAATGTTGAAATTGATTCACTAACATTGGCTAATGGAGATGTTCTAACCTACAATTCAACAACTCAGACTTGGCAGAACCAACCACCAACTGGAGGTTTAGCAACTGATATTCAAGTATTCACTTCTAGTGGAACTTGGACTAAACCTGCTGGAGCTAAATCTATCCATGTAGTTGCTATCGGTGCTGGAGGTGGAGGTGGGTCAGGGCGCAAATCTGAAAGTGGAACTTCCGCATCTGGCGGTGCAGGTGGTGGCGGTGGGGCTTATGCAGAACGAGTTTTAGATGCTACACTTTTGGCAGCAACTGAAAGTGTTACTGTTGGCGCGGGAGGTATTGGTGGAGCATCCCAAACAACCAATTCCAGTGATGGGAATTCTGGAGTAGGTGGAGGTATTTCACAATTTGGCTCTTTAGTCGCTGTCGCAGGTGGAAATGGTGGCGGTGGCGGAACGTCAACGAGTTCTAGCGTTGGTGTTGGCGGACAAAGAGGACTTTTTACTGGATCAAATGGAGCGGCTGGAGGAACTGGAGTTGGGGCATCTTCTGGAAATAGTCAAGCTGGTGGCGCAGGTGGTGCTGCTGGAGGTGGAATTACAAGTGCTGGAGCAGCCTCATCTGGAGGGATTGGCGGATCGTCTTTAGGATCGTCTCTTGTAAACAATGGAGGCTCATCTGGAGCGATTGGAAATAATGGAGGTAACGCTACTATTTTCCCTGTAAATTTACCAATTTCATCTGGAGGTGGAGGTGGAGGTGGATCAAGTGTTTCTGGAAATGCTGGCAATGGTGGAAGTGCTGGTCTTTATGGTGGAGGTGGAGGTGGAGGTGGAGCAGCTTTAGATGGCATCGGGAACTCTGGATCAGGCGGGAGTGGAGGCAATGGAATAGTTGTCATAACAACATACTTCTAATATGAGCGAAAAATATGCAATTCTTGATGAAGTTGGAGGTTGGCTCGTTAATCTAGTAATGTGGGATGGAAATTTTGAAACATGGCAACCGCCTGCTGGTGCAATTGCAAAATTAGTTAGTGAAGTTGACTTTTCTTCACTTCCTGAAAGGGCTGAGTAAAAATGAATCCTGAACCTAGCATTTCTTCACATGGAACTGGAATTGCTGGCACCGTATTTAGCGTATTCGCTGTAATGATTTCTATGCTCCCAGAACTTGATGTTTGGTTTAGGATTTTGGCTTCAGTGAGTGCAATTATTGCCGCATGGGTATCTATCTATGTAATGCTTGCAAAATTTAAAAAAGATAAATAAAATATAAATATGATTAAAAAAATTATTGGATGGCTAACTGGAACTAGCAAAACAGTTCTTGAATTTATTGGGCCTATTCTTCAGCGTTCAGTTGCTGATATTCTGTCTAAAATTCTTCCTATTGCACTTGAGGTTGTGGAATCACTTGCAAATGACAATGAAAAGACTGGAGCGCAAAAACGCAATGATGCGTTTAGGAAAATCAAGATTATTGCTACTCAAGAAGGAATTGATGCTGGAAATCAAACCATCAATCTTGCTATTGAACTAGCACTGTCCAAACTCCGCTCTTAATTTTATGGAAGAGAAATACTGGTTTCAATCTAGGACGATCATTGGCGTTTTCGTTATGATCTTGTCTCAGGTTATGCGGTATTTCAATGTTGACATTGTTAGCCATGAGATTACTGACATCGTGACTATCTCGATGGAAGCTATCGGTGCATTTCTTGCGGTATATGGGCGAATGACAGCTAGGAAAAAGATTAAGATGACAAAGCCGGGAGGTTCATTTAATCCAAACGCTGAAGTTCGCAAAGCTAAGAAAGCATGATGCCTTTATTGGCAGCTTTTTTAGTTTCCAGCGTTCCTTTCGAGGAAATAAAAATACCAGAAAATACAATAAAGATTCTACCGATAGTAGATGATCGTCCATTCATCATCAGATTGCTCGCTAGTGTTCGAATAAAAGAAATTTCGTTGATACCACCAAAAATTAAAATCAAAGGAGGAACAGATTTTTAGCCATGATTAATAAACTTGTTGAAATAGCTCAAAATGAAGTTGGGATTCGTGAAGTTGGAGGGAATAATCGTGGAGAACGAATCCGTGAATATCAAAGAGCCACTGAGCTTACTCCCGCTGCTTGGCCGTGGTGTGCAGCGTTTGTAGATTGGTGTATCATGGAATGGTTAAACGACCAGCAGGCTGTTCGCTGGCTTAATCTGAGAAATAGCACGCCTGATGGTTGGAGGCCAAAAACAGCCCTTGCTTATGGTCTAACTAAGTGGGCAAGAAATAGACCAAATACAACAATGATTTTTACTGAAAAAGATAAGGCTATGGCGGGAGATATTGTCACATTTGACTTCTCTCATGTAGGATTTGTTGTGAGCGATAATGGCAGCACAATCGAGACAATAGAAGGAAATACGAATGGAAGAGGCGATAGGGATTCAGAGTCTGGAGATGGTGTATGGAAGAAAATACGAAAAAAAACGCTTGTAAAAGATTTAATTCGGATTAATCCAAGTCGTTCCACCTAAAATTACATGGCAAACATCACGCACAAGTGGAAGCGGATACTAGCTGTATCATGCTCCCATGCGAAATACTGCGATAAGGAGGCATTAAATGCCGTCCTAAAATTCCAATCAGGCTTCAAGCCGCACACAACAATTCATCTTGGTGATTTTGTTGATTTGACTGCTCTAATGTCGGGAGCAAAGGGATCTAGCGAGGCGGAGCCGCTTATTCCAGATATTGACACTGGACTAATGCACTTGAAAATGCTCAAAGCAAATATCGTTCTTTGCGGAAACCATGAGGATCGTGCTTGGAGGCTACAATCAAGCAATAATGCTGTTGTTGCTCATGCTGCATATAAGATCGTTGAGGCGATTGGTGATTGCTGCAAAAAGCTTCGTGCCCCACTTATTCCGTATGATGGAGTTTTTCAGATGTTCGACATTGCAGACATTGGATTCCAGCATGGTGTTCTTTTCAACGAGATGGCTGCTAGAGACACCGCTGAAGCATTCTGCAATGCAACTAGGCGTAAAATTGTTTTCGGTCATTCACACAAGGTTTCCATGCAGCCGGGAAGAAATCTGATTGGTGGAATGGGATATAATATAGGAACATTAACTAAGCGGTCATCTATGGAATATGCAAAAACCCGTAGAGCTACATTAGCTTGGACTCAAGGATTTTTATGGGGTGAGTATTGCGAAGATTTAAACCAGTCATCTATTCATATTACTAGCAGAGAGCCAAACCAACCTTGGAGGCTACCATGACAGCAAATGACTTTTTGGCATTAATTCAAGAAGAGACTTATGGTCTTGATGAGATACCTGATGGATGGTATTGTTTGGAAGATTTAGAGAAAATTTGGGGATTTGGAAGAACTTGTATCCGCAAAAAAATAAAATCTGGCTTAAAACTTGGATATGTTACACAAAGAAAGTTTAAAATTAATAAGAACGGGTTGAGGAGAATACCATATTTTAAATTCCATGAAAAAGAAAATAATCAAGAAGACGATAAACGGAAAAACATGGAAAATAAAGTTCGGCCACGCAGGAAAAACTGATGGTATAGATAATGACGGAATTTGCGACTACGATAAAAGGACAATATTAATCAATCCTAAGTCTAGCAGAAATCTTTTGAATGTATTGTCGCATGAGCTTCTTCATGCTAGATTTAGAGATTTAGAAGAAGATGCTATTGAGGAAATGGGAACTCTTATTGAGGAAGTTTATCAGGAAATGCGAGAAATAACTTGACACTGAAATTTTAAATTTATCTAATAATAAGATATTTTTATGGCAAAATACAATTGGATTCCAAGCCAAACACCTTCAAGTTGTGGATGCGCACCATTAAATTCTATGGATTGCAACTGGCCCTATGTTGGTGCAACTGGAGCTTCTGGAGCAACAGGCATAGGCGCGACTGGAGCAACTGGGCCTTCTGGCGCAACAGGTATTGGAATTCAAGGTTCTACTGGAGCAACTGGACAGATTGGAGCTACAGGCATAGGAACTCAGGGGTTGACTGGCGCGACGGGGGCTACTGGACTTGGAGCGACTGGCGCAACAGGTGGGCTGGGAGCAACTGGAATCCAAGGATCAACTGGAGCCACTGGCATTGGCGCAACTGGATCTAGTGGAATTTCTCCAGTTCTTACGCGTCAAAGTTTCACGACTCATCCAATTCAAGTTGGGACAATTACATTCTATTACACATCTGCTCCAATCGGATGGACATACGGATCTCGCATTCGTGCTGTAGCTAATTCTGCATATCCCTTCGACTGGGTTGAAGGAAATATTATAGAGGTAGCAAATAATTTTGTTACTGTTTATATTGACAGGACTCAAGGTTCTGGAACTTTTTCAGATTGGCAAATTGCACTATCTGGAGATGGAGGCATTGGAGCTACAGGATCAACTGGGCCGATCGGGGCTACGGGATCAACTGGCCCTCAAGGAGCCACTGGAATAGGTGCTACAGGGGCCACTGGAGTCATTGGATTAACTGGTTCTACTGGAGCTACTGGAGAAATCGGAAGCACGGGAGCTACTGGGATTGGAGCTACAGGTGCTACTGGAATCCAAGGAGCTACAGGATTAACTGGACAATCATCTACTTTTTATAACTACAAAGCAGATACAACAATAACAAGTGGTATTCCATCAATAAATACATTGTATTGGGATAATGCAACTCAGGTTTCATCTTCAATTGTAACGCTTTCTCATATTGATGCGCTTGGGAATG